CAAACACTTATTCTCAATATGCTAATATGGCTATGGAAACTTTATTACTTAAATGTCAACCAGGTATGGAAAAAGCAACAGGCTTAAAATTATATCCAGCATATACATATGCAAGAATATATAAAAAAGGTGATGAATTAAAAAGACACAAAGATAGATTTTCTTGTGAGATATCAACTACTATGAATTTAGGAGGCGATGATTGGCCTATATATTTAGAGCCATCAGGAGAGACTGGTAAAAAAGGTGTTAGAGTAGATTTAAAACAAGGAGACATGTTAGTCTACTCTGGTTGTGAATTAGAACATTGGCGAGAAAAATTTAAAGGTAAAGAATGTATTCAAGTGTTTTTACACTATAATAATAGAAAAACACCAGGTGCCAAATATAATATGTTTGATAAACGTCCTCATCTAGGTCTTCCTTCATGGTTTAAGAAATGATATAATTTCATGGTGTGGGGGGTTTTACCACCTCAATCACCAACCCCTCGCACTTAATGGAGATATATGTTAGGAATTACAGCTATTGCACAATCACCAATTGCAGCTTTAGGCGGCACTAATGCTAGTGTTCAAGTAACTGGTATAGCTCTTGCAAGTGCTATTGGTTCAGTAAGTATTGGTATCGTTTCAAATCCTACAATACAAGTTACAGGTGTAACAGCTACAACCACAATGGGTGCAATACAGGTTGACCCTGATATTATCCCAACAGGACAATCTCTAACTACAAACATTGGACCTTATTCTATTCAAGCTGATGGTACAGCAGTTGTCCTTCAAGGTGAAAACGAATTACAAACAGCAGTAGGAAGTGTAACGCTAGATATTACAGTAGATGCACCACTAACTGGTGCAGCTATGACTACTGCAGTTGGCACTGCAGATGCCACATTTACAGTCAATGTAACGGGTATAGATTTGACTGCCTCTGCTGGCACATTGTCTATGACTGGAGATGCAAATGTAAGTGCAACAACAAACTTACTAACTATATCTGATGATAGCGTAGATATTAGTATTGACGTAACAACAAGTGTTACTGGCTTTAATTTAACAACAGCTTTCAATTAGTGAAGGAAATACAGGAACTATCGCATGGTCTAACGTAGATCCAGATGTAAGCAATGTCTGGGTTGAAGTTGATATTGCTGCGTAATGGGATTATAATACAAATATGGCATCTACATTTTCGACAGATTTAAAACTAGAATTAATGGCTACCGGTGAGAACGCTGGTACATGGGGTACAAAAACAAATACCAATTTAAATTTAGTCCAACAAGCAATCGCTGGTTATGAATCTATTAGTGTAACGACCACTACAATAGGACTTACAATGGATGATGGTTCTATTTCACAAGCAAGAAATATGGTTCTTGGATTCGGTGGTAGTTTAACAGGAGCTACTAATGTTACTGTGCCTAATTCGATGGAAAAAATTTATATTTTAGATGATCAAACAACACATAATACAAGCACTATAACTTTTAAAACAGCAAGTGGCACTGGATTTGCTTTAGATGAAAACAAAAAACATTTAGCTTATTCTGATGGTACAAACATCAATAGAATAGATTTAAGTACGTTAGGTGGATTAGTTGCTACTGCATCTCTTTCAGATAATTCTGTAACAACTGCAAAAATATCAGACAATCAAATAACCACAGCAAAGATATCTGATAATCAAATTGTAACAGCTAAAATTTCTGATGGCGTTATCTCAACTGTAAAAATTACTAACAACGCTATTACTGCAGATAAACTTGAAAGAAAGTTTACAATCACTACAAACGTAACTCCTGCAGGAGGATCTGATGGAGATCTTTGGTTCGTATACGCATAGAGGTTTAAATGGCTGAGTCGTATGTTAGAAACTCAAGTGGCTTTCAACAAGCAAATCAAATATTTGTAAATGTAGGTGGAACCTATCAAGAAGTTAACGAAGCTTATGCAAATGTAGGTGGCACATACCAATTGGTATTTAGTGCTTTTGAGGCTACATCATTTGTTACATTATCTACAGGATCTGGCACATTTATTGCACCAGATAACTCTAATGCAATTCATATTCAAGCGGCAGTAGGTGGTGGCGGTGGTGCAGTCGGTGGAGCTGATTATGATAGAGCAGGTGGGGAATCTGCGGGAGCAGGAGGTGGTTCAGGAGGATATGTATCAGATAAAATATTTTCTATTACAGGTGGAGAAACTTTAACTTATGCAATTGGGTCAGGTGGAGCTGCAGGAACAGGATCAAAATTTAGTACAACAGCTAGTGGTGGAACGTCAACAACATTATCAGGATCTTCTGCTGGATCTTTATTTACACTTACTGGTGGTGGTGGATCCTCTGGAACTGGAGGAGGTGTGCAAGGTCCTTTACGATCAAATACAGCTGGCACACCAGGTACAGCAACTACGGCCTCAAGTGTAAGCACAGGAACGTTTAGAGATAGTGATGGCACAACTAAAAATGTAAATACAAACACTTCAGGACCTGCTGGAACTTTTAATGATAGCGGTGGTGGTGCAACAGGAAGTCTGTCTGGCTCAGGAAATTGTGGTGGTGATAATTGTCGAATAAGTGGTTTTGCTGGGGCAGACTCATATGATGGCGGTGTAGCTGGCGGAGCAGGAGGTTCTTCAAGTGGGTCAGGAACAAATGGTACACCAGGCACTAGAGGTTCTGGTGGTGGCGGTGGAGCGGCACAAGTAAGTGGTGGATCTACAAGTGGTGCTGCAGGTGGTGATGGAGAAATTGTTTATAGATTTTTAAGGATATTGTAATGCCATTAACAAATGTAAAATTATTACCAGGTTTTGATAAAACAGATACACCTTCAGGAGCTGAGGGTAGATGGATAGATGGTGATTTTGTTAGATTTAGATATTCACAACCAGAAAAAATTGGTGGTTTTGCTGCTATAGGTGGTCAAACCATTGCAGGTCCAGCACGTGCTCAACATACGTGGACTGATCTTCAGGGTAGAAAGTATGCAGCTATAGGTACATCTAAGGTTTTATTAATCTATTATGAAGATGCTTTTTATGATGTCACTCCATTAGAGACAGGTTTGACAGGAGCAACATTTACATCTGTCAATGGTCAATCCACTGTTACAATTAATAAGACAGCACATGGATTAGTTTCTGGTGATTATTTTTTATTAGAATCTGTTACTCTACCTGGTGGTGGAGCAACAAGTTTTACAACTGCAAATTTTACCGACCAAACATTTGAAGTAATTACTGCTGCTGCAGATAGTTTTACAATTACTATGGCATCAACTGAGACAGGAACTGGTATGACTACTGCTGGATCTGCAACTATAAGAGCTTATGTTGAGATTGGTCCCACTATTCAAACATATGGATATGGATGGGGAACAGGAACTTGGGGTGGTAATGTATCAGGTGCTCAAACAACCACACTAAATGGTGCATTATTAAATGATACAAATGGTACAGGAGGATCTGGAACTAGTATTACACTTACAAGTGCAACAGGTTTTTCAGGCACAGGTGGCACAATTTTAGTAGACCAAGAAATAATTACATACACAGGTGTAAGTTCAAATGATCTTACTGGTATTACAAGAGGTGCACAAGGCACTTCAACAGCTGCACATAGTGATGGATCAGCTGTTACAGAGATAACAAACTTTATAGGTTGGGGACAACAAACAACAACTTCATCAGTTATTCTTGACCCAGGTAACTGGTCTTTAGATAATTTTGGTGCAATACTAACTGCAACAATTAGAAATGGAAAAACATTTACTTGGGATCCAAGAGTAAGTAATCCATTAAACAATAGATGCACAGAGATGGCAAGTGCTCCAACAAAATCTGTATCAACAATTGTATCTGATAGAGATAGACATTTTATACATTTTGGAACTGAAACAACAGTAGGTGATAATACTACACAAGATCCAATGTTTATAAGATTTAGTGATCAAGAAAATTTTAATTTGTATGCACCTAATGCTACCAATACTGCAGGAACATTTAGACTGGACACCGGAAACACAATTGTTGCAGCTGTAAATGGTAAAGATTATGTTTTAATTTTGACTGATCAAGCAGCATATACAATGCAATTTGTTGGTCCACCTTTTACTTTTTCTATCAGACAAGTTGGTACGAATTGTGGATGTATCGGCCCACACGCAGCAGTATATGCAGATGGTAAAGTATTTTGGATGGGTAACTCAGGTGGGTTCTTTGTGTTTGATGGTACAGTTAAACTATTGCCATCACTTGTAGAAGACTTTGTATTTACAACTGATGGTGACAATCTTGGAATAAATTATGCATCTAATCAAATTGTATTTGGTGCGCATAACTCTTTGTATAACGAGATACTATGGTTTTATCCAAAAGGGACACCGACCACCGGACCATCAGTGCAGGTAGATAGATCTGTAACTTATAACTATGTTGAAAACACTTGGTCAACAATGTCTTTAGCAAGAACAACTTATGCTGATTCTGTAACTTATGCTAACCCATATGCCACAGAATATGATGCAACTGCAACACCACAATTTCCAACTATACAAGGTGTTACCAATAAATTTGGTGCTACAACTTACTTTGAACATGAGACAGGTTTAAATAAAATTAATCTTAATGGTACAGAAGAACCAATAAGTTGCTTTGTACAATCAGGTGATTTTGATTTACCAGTAGAAGGTGATGGTCAGTTTCTTTTAAATATAAGAAGATTCCTACCAGATTTTAAAAATCTTTCTGGTAATGTATCTATTACACTTGGGACAAAAGACTTTCCAATTGCAGGAAATACAACAACTGTTTCGTTTGTAGTTAATTCTGCTACATCGAAAATAGACACGAGAGTAAGAGGAAGATTAGCAAATATAAAAATTGAAAACTCTGCATTAAATGATAATTGGAGATTTGGAACTTTTAGAGCAGATGTATCACAGGATGGAATGAGATAATGAACGAAGAAGCACTCTTTCAAGAGTATAGCACTAACAGAGCTCTACAAGCGAGATATCCAGATTTCGCTACTTACAGAGATTTTGTAATGAGTCAGATGCCAGCACAAGCAAATGAAAGTGGTGGTTTACCTTTGGTATTAAATAATGCTGCATCTAGTATGGGATCTATTAAAGATATTGGTAAAAATCTTATTATGAATAAACTTAGTTCAAAGATGGGATTAGGTTTTAGTCCTATTGGTATTGGGTCAATGATGTTAGGTGGTCTTCGAAATTTAAATGACAGAATACGATCAAGTGATTTTGGACAAGCAACATCTTTAGCAGATTATTTAGATATGCAAAGATATGGTGGTGCACAAGGTAGAAGAGATGCCGCTGCTAGAACTATGGCACAAGCAAGAGGTTTACAAAAACAAATGGCACAAAGACCATCAGCTCAAGTTTCAGCACAAGACGCAGCTAGAGGCGGTGGTGGAGGTCGTGATCACGATGGTGGTGCTTCTGCAGCAGCTCAATCCGATGCGGCAGCTGGAATGGGAGGATACTAATGGCTAAAATTACAGTCTACATACCTGAACCTAAAGAAAAATATGAGTCAGAAAACCAAAGACAAATCATTCAATCTTTAGATACAGTTAAGACGCAACTAAACACATCTTATCAAGAGGATTTGAAAAACGAGGAACAAGCATTTAATTTTTTTATATCATGACAATACAATACAAAAACGCAGGTTTTGCACTAGACACCACAAGTGTTAAAACTTTATTTACATGTCCAACAAGTGGTGTGGCTATTGTTAAAAGTGTGTTGATTGCAAATGATCATAGTTCTGATGTTGCAGTTAAAGCTGCAATCAACGATGGCACGACATTTCAATTTTTTCAAAAAACAATGACATCAGATAGTTCTGATAATGCAGTTAGTGGTGTTTTAAATTTAGAGGCAGGTGATTCAATTACAGCAGAAGCAAGTGTAAGCAATGTTGTTACTGGTGTAATTAATTATGCTTTAATAGATAGATCTCAAGAAAATGGCTAGACAAAAATTTGTACACTTTGTACCAAGGCCAAAACCAAAAAAGAGGCCGCGAAGGCACAAAAAAAGTCTTTCAAAGTCAGAGAAAAGAGATTATAAACCTTACAATAGACAAGGACGTTAAATGGCTGATCACGAAAATTTTAAAATTATAGATGGTAAAAAAGTTCCTGTATACAAAGCAAAGGTTGTAGAAACAATTAAGAACAAAAGGACAGGAAAAAAATATGATAACAAAGCTCATTTTGATGCTGATGTTGCTGATACCACTACTGACACTACTGTGGATGATCTACAACAAGACGTAGCTATTGAGGTTGCATCTCTTCAGGTATTTGGTAAAACCAAATAATGAATCCAATAGGTGGTACAGAGTTACAATATAAATTATTAGAAAAATATATAGATTCAAAACTTCTAGACAACTTTCAAATAACTACCTCAGTTCCAGAAAAAATCCCTCTAGCAAAAGATAAAATAAATATTCTATGGCAACAAAATTCATATGATCAACCAAACCTTGCAGGTTGGTTTAAGGATAAAGATAACCACAAAAAGTATGATTGGTATGTATTTAACTCTCATTGGTGTTATGAAAAATTTAGAATGGTAT